TCAGCTTTTTCCCGCCAACCGGGAGGGCTGCCAACCGTTAGGGTTTGGCATTGTATGCATGCCAGGTTTTAAAACACCTCCACCTTAGCGGATTGGTGCACCGTTGTTTTAACTAGTCAGGGGGATTAGCGGACTTGGCAGGCCCCCGCACCGCGCCCGCTTTTAAGATTTGGCACAGCATCAGAGCTGGCAAGCCAACGCACCGCGCCCGGTGCATTCTGCAAAGACAGCACATTCCAGGGCAAGAGCAAACAAAGTGGATCAAGAGAACGAGCGCCAAAGATGCTTTTAAAGGATTAACTCAAGGCAAGAATCAACAAAGTAGAACAAAGACTTACCGCGTAGGATGCTTTGAAGGATTAAGTGTCCATGGCAGAAAGTCAACTGGAGATTAGCTGTCCATGGCCCGGTGTCAAGATCAGATTAGGTGTTCATGGCAGGAAGTCAATCTGGCGCGCTGCTGCACCAGGTGCGCTCTTATACGTGCACCAGCAGCGCTGCGGATAAGGGACTCATTGGGTGCGTGCATGCCACCAGCGGGCGCGGTGCAGAAAGACATGACACATCTGGTTAATCAGTGGCTTTATTGCAAGATAAAAAACAAGGAAGAACGCCTGGGTGGGGGTTTGCTTATGCCTTCCTTTTCTTGGTGGGGCGCTTAGATTTGGTGGTCGAAGGTGCTGGACGCTTGCGGCTAACCCCTCTCCTGGACAAGCCACTCTGAGCGAGAAAACGACGCCCCAGAGTAAACTGATCCAAGTCAAGGGAAAGCCTTTCCTGCAGGTCAATCTGCCAAAAGGTTAGCTTAGCGGGCTGGGGGTCAGGGACGACAGGGCGAGGGCATTTGGTTGCAGAGGATGTAATAAACCTATATGTATCTGAGAGCTGCGAGGACATGGGGGGGTTGATGCCTATTTCCCATTCCTCAAGAATGTCTGGGTCCATGGTGTGCAGGTGCGCCATTACCTCTGGAGACAACGTGACACTGCACAGCTCAAAGATGAAGGACAATTCATACTCCTCCACATGTCTCAGATAGGTTTTAAAATTGGTGGAGGAAAACTCAGTGACACCACCCGCCTGCGCCTTCTTGACACTGATGCTGAAATTGGTACCCCGGGTGTTGTCAAAAACTGTAACATACACCTTGTCATGCCAGCAGACCCCATTGTTTTGCCCCTGTGCACGCTGCAGCCAGTAAGGCCTGTTAAAGATTTGAGAGTCGGTGGACACCAGCGATCCACTTGGCGTGGCGCCGTACACATACCTATCCGAAACCTTGTCCTTATCTGCTCTGGGCATGTATGCCCCTTCAGGAGCCTTTTCCCCCACCTCGCCATCCCTTGCAAAGAAGTGTCTTGTGTACATCTGCTCCCGCCTAGCATAGAAGAACATGCAGTTGCCAGAGGCCTCCTGCCCCATCTTAATGTAGTCCGGGTACTTGCAGGTGGCATCTACAATGTCCAGTGGAATGTCTGACTTGTTCTCGCAGAGGTACTTAAAGTCAAGACAACCAAAACCTATGTCGCCCATGTCCCCGTCCTCAATGGGGGTGTGCACTAGTTCCAGTGGTGGGCAGGCGGCGTCTGGACCCCCGCCATTGCACGGCCTTGCCTTGGTCCAGTGCTCGCCGATGGCCGGCTTGCAGCCCACCATCAAAAGCTGAGACTGCTTCACATCGAAGCCCATATTAACACGCTTATCCTCGCGCTCCCCTGCAGCTTCCTGTCGTTTCCCTGGGTTTTCTACATCATACAGCTTGTTAAACACTGTGCTTCCTGTCACCCCGATGCCCAGAGGCTGCCCCCGTGACACCTCGACACCGCGGAGAGCCCAGACAAGTCTGGAGGTCTCTGGGTTGTAAATGTTCTGATCTGCAAGAGCAAATTTGTTGGGATTTGGGAGAACTACCTCAAACACCCTGTACTGATTAGAGGACACCTTGGGAACGTCCAGCTTGTCCCTGTCATTTTTCAGGGCAAAGAAGGGGTGGCCCACCATGAGCATACGCTCGCTGTTACCATGATAGAACACCGACAGCCGCTTCACATACTCATCAGTCCCCAAAACCCTAGAGACGGGATTGGGGGGTAGGTACAGGTGTTGTCTGTTCATTGTCCAGAAAGCCATCTGCAAAACAGCAATTGTACCGCCGTTTGCGTTTGCGGGGGTGCAGGGAGGGGTGCAGATCGAAAAGGCCGTTCATGCTGAAGGTAAACACAAACACCGAGTGCTCACTGTTCTGGGGGTCTACAAACACAGAGGAGCCTGCGCCGCCTCCTCCGGTCCCAGGCACACGGATGTCCACCATAGCCACAGAAGGCCGAATGAAGGCAAGGTCAGGAAGGGGCACCTGCTGCATGTTTCCGCTGACCTGCCCTAGACTTAAAATGCCATTGAAGGTCAAGGACTCGTCATCCAGAAGTGCATTGTCGCTTACAACACTACCAATACTCGCCAGGTCCACCTCCTCAAAACCCTGACCAGTGTCACCCACAGAGAATGCCGCCTCGGCCGTCAGGTCAGATAGCTCAATGGTTTCAGCCGGACCAATGCTGCTCAGGGCATACCTGAAGTGCACCGGTTCCCTGAGTACTACACCGCTTCTGGTGCCTACCCCCGCCCGCGTACCCACCCTGCTGACCCCCACCCCGCCCCCCTGCTCTGTGAATTGGGGGCGTCCCAGGTGCACCACATTGGAGAAGCGCGCGTCCGGGGCAGCCTGAACCCCCTCAGCAGAAAAGGGAAATTCTAAGCTTGCGGATGCGTCGAACGCCGGGTTGGAGAAACCGAACTCCACCAGGCGGCCCGGGTCCTGCAAGAAAGCAGGGTCGTCCACCGGAACTTGCGTAAAGCGCCTCCCGAAAAGCCCGCCTCTGCGCGCCGGCGCACGCGCAGCGCTTCTGGGGGTGCTAGTGCGAGGCCCGTCCCCACCGGAAAACACGTCCAGTTCAATCTCCTCCCCACCCACCGGGTGACCCCCCGTATCCCCAAAGATGTGCACCTGGTCTGCACCCGTGGCTTCCCCCGTGGAGGCGGAGCTCAGCAGCTCTACCTGAAAAGCAGGGTTGTGGAATTGACTGCGGCTAACCCCGCCTCTCGGCCTTGGCTGCACCTGAGGGGGGACCTCGAGCACCGCAGCCTCGCCCCCGGAGGAGGACACCCCTCCTGCACCACCAGCCGCTGTGGGGTCAAACGTGGGGTGCACCTCCGCAGAGATTTCCACGCCTGGCGCCAGGGCATCCCCCTCACCCAGGGGCACCACAGAGGGAGTGGTGGGCCCCAAGGCGTCCACTGGCACCAGGTCCTTTGGTCCCACCGTCTCCACTCCTACACCGGGCTCCAGCACAGACACGGGGGTGCCCACGCGGACACTGCCGCCCCCCTGAGCAACCCCGCGCCCCACAGGCTGGTACCCAAGCCTTCCTCCCGTCCCACCTCTTCCAGTGCCAATACCCAGGTTCCCAAGGTAAAGAAAGGAGCTGAGCCATTTTAGAATGCGGTCAGCCACAGTGTCCTGCTCATATTTGGCCCTCACATCAGGGATGCAGTCCGCCCCCATCTTGCAGGCCCGGTACAGGTCCTGCCCTGCAGCCCTGCGCCGCCGCTTGGCAGGCAGCGGGTATGACATGGTGAGAAACACACAGACACCTTCTACAAAAGTACAAAAGTTTACTCTTCAAAAAAACCAGCAAGCACAAGCAACAGCCACTCTAGCTGCAGTACAAAGCAAAATACAAACAGAGCATCAAACAACACATCAGTCACCGGCTGTCCATCATAGCCTAGCCGAAGCATGGCTGGGCTGTCACACCAGGCGGCAAAGGAAAGTCTCTCCAAAAGGAGCTGCACTGGCCAGGGCTGTCAAAGGTTAAGAGGATCTTGGCCTGTCCTGCCCTCTCTTTTCCGGATGACCGAGTCAAAAAGAAGGTCGTAGTGACCTCACAGAACTTTTTGCTGTGGCTCTTTTTCAGTCTGTAGCGCAGGCATTTCAGCTGGGGTGCCCTTCCCGTGAGCACAAGAAATGAGGAGCCCCCTACAGATACGTTGCGTCGAACCACCACACCAGATTTCCCAGCTGGGCCCTCAGTCTCTGCATGGTGCGGCGGACGTGTCTGCGATGAGTGAGATGAGTCCGGCGCATCCTCGCCCTGCAGAAGGGCGGGGGAAGGGGGGGTTCCCAATAGCCCCGGGCCTCGAGCGCGGGGGTGGGATGGTTCTGCCTTCCGCTTTCGTCCCCCGTCCGGGCTGTTTCTGTGAGAATGAGACACACACCTCGGGGATTGTGAAGGCACCCCGTCTGCGTCGGCCAAATGTCCGCACCCGTTATCCGCTGGGCCAGCAGATGAGACTGGAGCGTGGCTGGCCCCAGTTGCACTTCCGCGTCCTCCGCTCCCGGGCGGCGCGGCGGGTTCCCCGCAATCTCCGGTGGTGCTAGTAACAACAGGAGAGGAAAGGGTTTGTGAGCCCACCTTCACGACCCAGTGTCCTCCAGTTCCGTACTTGTTGGACTCCTTCTGGAAGTCCACATAATAGTCCCGTGTTCCTTCTCTGTCAAAGAACAGGCCCCTGCTGTCTACTCCGCCAGGGGTTTTCAGCCACTGACCATCGCTTCCCTGGTAGTAGACATGCTGCCAGCCTGTATACCACATGGCGTCGTGGCTGTCTTGGCTAAAGAGCACCTCGACAACGTACCCTCCCTTTTTGAACGTATCGCAAGGCGGGGCCGCGTACATTTCGCGGCTGACATCTGTCATACTCCAGGGCTCGCCTGCAAAGGGCGACTTAAGCAGGCTTTCGATAAGTAAGGTCATACCAATGGCCCCTTTGGCCTTAGCTGCGGACGTGGCCAGCGAAGGCACTGGCAGGCAGCCGACACGCTGCACACCGTGCTTCCGAGCGGCATGCAGCATGACATTTTCCTTTCTCTGACAAAACCACAGGTCCAGATGGTCGACTAGATTTGTGCTCCCCCGCTCATACAAAGTCATTTGTCTTTCGGCCAGTGCATCTAAAGCCCTGTGTAGGTTCTCCATCGTCTCCCTCGTCCTCCTGGTCACTCAATTCTAAGCGTTGCCACAACCTTTTAAAAAGAGATTTCCAATTTTTCACAGTTAATTCAAATACGGGCTGCTGGTTTTCATCAAGAGGGAAGGGGTTGGGGAATCTAAGCACAATCATGCGACTGTGCAGGTACCAATACTTGGACTCCTGGCTGATGTCCACGTTTGTGGTCATCAACAGAGGGGGGCATCTCAGCTGCAGAGGCTGCTTATGCTTCTGGTCCACAGAAATGGGGTTGCCATCCATGGCATTGCGCATGTAATGGTCAAAGAAATCCCACACAGGCCCTGTGGCATCGTCCAGCAGCGCCATTCTGGTGTCTGCAAGAGGCATTAGCCAGAAATGGCTCTTGCTGTTTGGGAAGAAGAGGACCTTACCGTTCATAAACTCCAGCAAGCTCACAGCAAAGCTGGACTTGCCAGTGTTTGGTGGCCCCACGAGCACCATGCAATTTTTTTTGGGGACCCCCTTAACAAAGTGCTTCAGGTTGTTAATGAACACAGAGATTTCAACGCCCTGGTGCTTCAGAAAGTTTATGATGGGCCGCCAATCGCCCTCCCCCTCTATTCTCTCTGCCTGCCTGTGAATCCATTCAGATATTGACATGTTCTGCATCTCCGCTCTGCGGTAATATTTGACCATCGTGGCCACATCTCGCACATACTTAGCTTGAGACGCGCAGGCCAGAAATGCTGCAGCATTGGCATTAGTGTCCGCTAGGCTAGCGTACCCATATGCTATCTGACTTTCCTCTGTGACGTGGTTGTCATAGGCCCACTGCACCATGTCTGAAAACTCAAATTTCATCGCCTCCTCACACTGGTGCTGGAGGAGGGTCAGGCGTTTGAGCCAGTCAGGTGTGGGGCCAAACACAGTGGTCATATTGCTGAGAGACAGCCGATACCAAAAGAGACCCACAACCACACTGCGCATGCGAGGAGGGTTCGACAAAAGATGCAAGGTGTTCACATTTAGCATGCCCTGTAACAACTTGTGCACCGTGTCCCTGTTCTTTTGCGCACGGAAAGACAGCAAGAGCAGAACAATGGGGCCCCGGGCGTCTGGCCTCAGGGTCATGTGAGCATAGTCACAGTGCTGTCGCAGCAGTTCTTTTGCTGCTTCAAAAAGGGCTTCCCGAACAGAATACGCAAGCACCACCCACTGCTTGGCACAGGTCTTGTTGCTAGTAAAAGGCCTTGTCAATTCATTAAATCCCACTTCAAAACAGGTCTTAAAGCGGCCTAACATGGCCGCCTCCCTGTTACTGGCACGCAGCACGTCCAAGTGCTGCGTGCCAGCGTGACTGTCCACCACATTCTCTATGCTCCGCAGAGGGACCCGTCCACCCTGTATGCCCAGCGGTGTCTCTACCTGAAGGTCCGTCCTGCTGTAAAAACCGTGAGCTTCATAGCTTACACCCGGACGCCCCCCGCTTCCCGGTTGCGGGGGCTCGAAGAGCCGCCTCTTCACTTGAGGAGACCCGGAGGCGAGGCTAAACGCTGTTAGCTGCGGACTGTCACTACGAACAGGGCTGTGTAGTGAGGTCCGCGCGTACTTGCGTTTTAGCTGCTGAATCTGCTCCTCCGTTTCCCTCGCCTGCTGCTGCTGGAACAGTGCTAGGGAATTTCCCTGGCCGACAAATGCATGTCGACAAAGTCTGCCCCATCGATCCCTTCTGAGGAATCCTCTAAGTCATCACTATCACAGTCGCTACACAGCGCCTCCCTATCCAGAAAACAGGCTGCGCCACTAGTCCCCTCCCTTGGGCTAGTACCTGGGTCATTGTCCGTGTCCATTGTGCCCCTCTTGTGACGCGCAGTCCGCACACACTATGCCCAGACTGCCCAGGAGCAGTTGCTGCAGGATCCGGACGTCCCCTGTTGGGCCCACGACCACCAGCCGAACACCGCGGTTGCAGCGCTCACACAGGGTCAGAACTCTGAATTGAGGATGCTCCCGCGGCACCACCTCCACCTCCAGGTCCTCCTCTGCAACACGCTGAGCGCCGCCGTCAGGCTGGTCTTCCTCGTCTTCTGTGTCCGAGGAGCTGACTGAGGGGGAGCGCTCTGCAAGGGTGATGCTGCTCAGAGCATCCAGCACCACATCCGGAAGCAGCCTATGCAGACCCCTCATCGCACACACGGCAGTCGTAGCACAAAGCACGCCAACGCTGGCGCACCTGGTAAAAGCCGGCGCCCTCGATCTCAATCCACCTTTTTTCGTCCCTGGTCAGTCTTTTTCCACAGTGGGTGCAGCGGACACTGACGCGGTACACTGATTGTCCACACGCTCGTTCAACGCCTCTTGCAGTGTACACGTTTCTGGAGCTTTGGTAAAGATGGCGCTCAAGCCTGCAGGCTGCTCTCATGCAGGTCTGGCAGCTGGCCTTGCGCTTGCCGTCTCTCATAACCAGGTTCAGGTCTGCTGTGTTCCACCAAATGTCATCAGCATAGCCACACGGCTTTCCACAAAAGATGCAAAGAAGGCCAACGATCGACATGTGGCCAGCAGTCTTCACTCTCCCTCTGGAGCTCCGCGGAACGTCTCCGATGCAGGGGCCTCCTGCATATCTTAATGATTGTGGTCCACAACAATCTTCTCTAGAAAAAGGCTCTGTGCACCGCAGAGGATTCGCTGACTCACAAAGACCCAGTCTGCAGATTGGCTGGGTGCAGCGCCAAAGTAACCAGAAGAGAGCGCCAAAGCTCTTGGCGGGCACTGGCCTGCTTGGCATCTCG